TGCAAAAGATTATTATGCTGGATATTCCATTTCTGAATGGGTAAAGGAGAATCAATAATGGCACAAGCAAGATTACAAAGATTCGCAAAAGGTAAGACTTATAACTTAAGCGAAATTTGGGCAGCTAATGAAGCAAGCAAAGAATCATATTTGACTGCATTAATTGAATTAATTGGAAAGCTAGAACATAATGCAGATGCTTATTTTAAAGGTATGAATTACGAATTTACCAGTGAGCTAAAACGTGGAGTTACATTTGGCGATAAGTGGGATAAAGTATGGGTTATGAGAGATGGTAAAAAAGCAAGAATCGTATGTTGGATAGATGCAGATACAGGTTTAATATATAAACCTAATGGAGTTAGTGCGCCTTATCCAAAACCAAGAGCTGATATGTTTGATGCAGAGACTTACAAATATGCTGACCCAAATGGCGGATGGCTTTATAAAAATTTTGATGCAGAGAAAAAAAGCATGAGAAAAGCTATTGTGTTTTCAAAGCAAGAAAGAAGTACTAAAGATGTACTTGAACATGGAGAGGTTAAAATGACTGATAGATGATAATAGAATGCTTAATAGGAGTTGCGGTTTTTACACCGCAATTTTTATCTGAATACAAAACATGTCAATGGTATCAAGAAGCTGCGGAAATCACACAACCTTATCATCATGCGTTTGAATTATATTTAGAAGAAGAAGATTACATTTGGGCTATTGCTACAACATTCTGCGAATCAAGCGGCAGACAATATGCAGTATCAAGTGCTGGCGCTAAAGGTATATGGCAATATTTAGACAAGACCACAAACTGGTTATCAGAGAAACTTAACGAAAACTTTAATCCTTACAGTCCATACGATTCATCTTATATGACCGCATGGCTGCTGCGTAACGACATAAATCCAAAGAGACACTGGCAACCATCAGAACACTGCTGGAATAAAAATCTACCCAAATATCTATATAATTTACATTATTAAGTCTAAGATATAGCATTAAGCACTACATCGAATGTTCGATGTAATTAAAACCTAACAGGAGTAGTGAAATGGCAGAAGAAAAATCTGAACAAGTGCAAGATAGCGATGTATCAAGCGCTGAAGAATCTAAGGTAGAAGAAGCAGCAGTTGCTGAATCTCAAGAAGAAATCGTTGAAGATACTTCTCAAGATGATGAACTTGATAAGCGAATACACAGAGCAAACAAAGAAGCTGCAAAGTTTCGAGTTGAAAAGAAGGAAGTTGAAACTAAATACAACGACTTAATTGACAACTTGGGCAAAGCGTTAGGATTTGTAGAAGAATCTGAAGGCAGCAATGCAGAGTCATTAGCAGAAGAAGTTACAAAACTTCAGAACGAGAATAAAAATCTCAAACTAATGCAAGCATTTAACAACGTTGTATCGGCTGAAGGTGCTGATGAAGAACTAACTTGGTCATATTTAATGGCTAAGGGTGGCTTAACAGATTTAGATGTTGATGACCCAGAACTTAGTAATAAGTTAGGAGAGTTAATAACTAATGCAATAGAAGTTAAACCGAACCTTAAAGCAAGTGCTTCTACTTCAGTTGTAAAGAAAAGTGGAATTGATATGTCTAATGATAATCAACCACTTGATACTGAATCAAGGATTAGACAACTTGAAGCAGATAAGAATTTAAAAGAAGCAAGAAAGTTAAAGTCTCAAAGACTATATGAGTTAGCTAGAGATAATAACTAAGTATTAATTTAACAAGTTTATATAAGGAGTAATAGCTAAAATGGCTGGAATTACAGGGCAAGGTCAAACATTTAACCTTCCAAATTACGTTGGAGATTTATTTGAATTGACCCCAAGCGATACTCCATTTTTGAGCTTAATTGGTGGACTTAGTGGTGGAGAATCTACTACAAGTCCTTCATTCCAATGGCAAGCATACGACTTGAGAGCTGCTGCGGTAGATAACGCAGCTTTAGAAGGCGCTAACGCACCTACTAGCGAATCAAGAGTTAGAAGTAACTACTATAACGTATGCCAAATCATGCAAGAGAGTATTGAAGTTTCATACTCAAAGATGGCTTCCATTGGCGCTTACAGTGGAGAAAATATAGCTGGAGACAATCCAGTAACAAACGAAATGGATTTTCAAGTAGAGCAAATGCTAAAGCAAATTGCTAGAGATGCTGAAAAATCATTTTTAGAGGGCGCATTTAACGACCCAACAGATAACACAACTGCAAGAAAAACTCAAGGTATTGCTAATGCTGCGGGTAATAGTGCAGACATGGCTGATGCCGCACTTACTGAAGATAAGGTCTTAGACCTTATGCAAGCAGTATGGGAAGATGGCGGAATCCAAGTTTCTGAAACTGCAACATTAATGTGTAATGCAAACGTTAAAAGACAGTTAACAAAGATTTTTGTTACTGACAAAAACTATCGTGAAGAATCACGTAACGTTGCTGGCGTTAATGTTACAACAATAGAAACTGATTTTGGTAAAGTGAACGTTCTTTTAAACAGACACGTAAACACCCAACAGTTATATGTTGTATCTGCTGAATTGTGCGTACCAGTATTTATGAACATCCCAGATAAAGGATTCTTATTCGTAGAACCTCTTGCAAAAGAAGGCGCTGCTGAAAAGTTCCAAATCTATGGAGAAGTTGGACTTAAATATGGTAATCCAAATGCACATGGTAAAATAGTTAATATTGCTGCTATCTAAGTAGTAATAGTTTCATAAGATAAGACCCACTTTATTGTGGGTCTTTTCTTTTTCTATGTTAAAATTCGGTCATGGATTTTATAGATAATGATGGTGTAGTTCATAAAGGTTATCCACCGCAGCAAGCAGAACGCAGGGGATGGAAACCAGTCGATGACAAAGCTAAAGTCAAAGAAAAAGTAAAAGTTACATCTAAGAAAATAGAAGAAGAAGAATAATGTCTTGGTACATGTTAGGCGATGAACCTATATTTTTTGAAAACGATACATTAATTGATAAAGAGATGAGAAAAAAAATACAGGCAATCGAAGCACCAGATAAAGCTGGTGGTGCATGGAAAACCAAAACAGGCAAACGTAGAGTAGCGGCACAGAAACCAACAACATTAGAAGAGGAATAAATGGTTAACAAAGTTTATTTAAGACCAAGTTATTGCACAACTTCTGAATATGAGACCGCAACAGGAAGAACTGCGAGTTCTGATTCAGTAACACTTGCAAAGCTGCAACTTGCATCAGACATTTTGGACTATCACATAAATACTGCATTTAAAGTAGATTCATCTGGTAATCCAACTAACAGTGATGTACACGATATTTTAAGAGATGCTACTGCATTCCAAATGGAATATATGGTCGAATTAGGATTAGAAGATTTTGATAAATTAGAATTAACTGGCAAAGTTCAGTTAGGTTCTTTAAATCTTGACAAGTACCCAGACATACTTGCACCAAGAGCAAAACGTTTAATGGTTAATCATGGATTCTTAGGACATCATGCAGCAGTATTTTATAACTATGATGACAGTTTACCTAAAGCTATTACTGATGATGACATTGGCGAATAATGGGAGTAATAAGTCCGCTGCTGCAACATCAAGCAACAAGAAGTTCTTTACAAGGTATGTCCGCTTATGGAGAAGTATTTGATACATCTGAAACTATAAGATGTCGAATAGAACCTAGCAGCAAAAGAGTAAGTACAGAACAATCTAACGAGACTTTAGCATCGGCAAAGTTGTATGCAGAAAAAGACCAAGCACTTGAAGTCGGAGATAAAATATCTTTTGATTCGATTACATATTTTGTATTACAAGTTAACAAGATATATGGGCTAAGTAATATTTCACATATAGAAGCTGATTTAGGAGTTGATACAACAAGTGGCTAAATATTATAATTTTGACTGGTTCGGTAATGATGTACGAAAAAAAATAAACAGTGCTGCACATCGTGGTGTTGTAAAAGGATTAGAGTTTATAAAACAAGAATCAGTAAAGGTAGTTCCAAAAGACACTGGTCTATTAGAGAAATCTGCAAACATAGCATTTAATAATGAAATGCAAGGTGTCGTATTTTATGACACACCATACGCAATAAGACAACACGAAGAATTAGATTTTAGACATGCTGAAGGTCGAATTGCTAAATATTTAGAGCTGCCATTTCAACAAAACCAAGAAAAAGCGTTACAAATTATTCAACGAGAAATAAAAAGGGAGACATAATGTTAGCTTCAGAAGTAGCAGAATGGATAGGAACTAATATAACTAATTGCAGCTTCGACACAACTGGTGTTACTGGAAACGTTTTTATTTCTACTATGCCATCAAGTCCAGATACAGTTGTTATTGTAAGCGAGTATGGCGGAGTTGTTGATGACAAAAACCCATTCTCCGATATAAATGTTCAAACTAGAGTGCGTGGTACAAGAGACCCAAGAGTAGGTTATAACATTGCAAAAGAAATATTCGATGAATTGCAAGGACTTACCAATACTACGCTAATATCTAGTGGTAGTCGTG